TCGCCGAGCGACTTATCGACCGACTTCAGGCCGCTAATCGCGTCGGCGACTTGGGCGCCGATCGTGATAACGACGTTGCCGGGCCCGGCCACTAGACGAGCCCCACCCGCCGCAGAATCTGTCCGACTTGGGTGCGGTAAATGGTGACGGCGGGGCCGCGTTTGAAGCGGTCGACGGTCGGCGCGATCCAGTATCCGGCGGGGTTCGCCGCGGCCTGGAAACGGTCGACCACGTCAACGCTCCCGCGTTCGGAACCCCAGAGCAGCTCGGCCGCCCGGGCGCCGTGGCGGCCGACCTTACGGGTCCCGCCGATCGTCACCGCGGGCAGCCGGTCCGACTTGACGCGCACCGTTTGCGCCACCCGCGGCGCGACCGGAACCCCACTCGCTACCGCGGCGGATCGTAGCTCGCCGACGAGCTGCTGGGCTGATTCGCCGGCCGCGGTGCGTAGTTCGCTGTTCACCTGCCGCCGCAACGCCGTCTCGAGGGACCGGATCGCGCCGAGCGTCTCGACGAACCCGTCAACGCGCACGTCAACGTCCATTGCGGCTCATCTCGTCGAGCACGTCGAGCAGCGTCGCGTACGTCTGGTCGTCGAGGTCGGCGATGGCGGCCGGTGTGGTCCGCAGGAGCACGGCTAGCTCGATATCAGCTCGGCCGACCGATCCGGGAACGTAGGGTCCACCTCGTCGGGCTCGGGGTCCTCGTCGAACCCGTCGACCGTGTCGACCCACGCGTCGAACCCCTGCTCGACGGCGAGCGCCTTCCAGATAGCCATATAGGTGAGCAGGATCGGCGGCGTCTCGTTCGCGTACGGCAGCTTATTGCGGACGGCGTAGCGTTCCCACTCCCGCATCGCCGTCACGGCGCTGATCGAGTACCGCTCGGAACGGCCGTCGAGGAACGTGACGGTACCGCTGAACCTTTTCACGGGCCCGGGTCCGTGCGGGTGATCGCGCCGATCACGGGCAGCTCGAAATCGGACGTAATCTGCACGCCGGCGTCGCCGCCGATCGTGGCCGGTCGAAGCTGACAGGTGCCCGCGTACGACGTGACCTTGGACGTGTTCGGCGTGAACACGAACGGCGCCTCGGTCAGCGCGTTGTCCATCAAGTAGTTCAGGAACGATTCGGCGCCCAGTTCGAAGTCCTGGATCGCGGACCCGGTCAGCTTCCACGCGACCGTCGCGAGCGGCGCCGGATCGGGCTCGGCGAGCGTCGGCGTACCGTCCTCGTCCGAGATATCGGGTTCCAGGGCAGCGTTCGCTATCTGGAACGAGTAATCGTTGGTGGCGATGGTCAGGGTTCCCGGCCCGAGCCGGGAATCCGTTAGAGCAGTTGGCGCGACACTCACGGTTCACACCTCCGATGCGGGTTGATAGTTGAGGGACACGGTCGCGGTCAGCCACAACGCGGGAAGCGGGTCCTGGTTCGTGCCGCCCGCCCACGGCCGCTCGTCGTAGACGGCCACGTCCAGCGCGTCGGCGGCGGTGTCCGCGGTCGTATACAGCCGGTCGACGGCGAGCGTGTCGTTCAACGGGTCACGGCTGACGACGTACACGGGCACCGTGTACGTGGCGCCGGCGAGTGTGCGCGCGGTCAGCGACGGCAGCCCGACGAGCACACGGCCGGGCTCGGGGTAGAACGTCCCGGCGTCGAGTACGGCGTCGATTCCGTACGCGCCGAGCCGCTCGGCGACGTGCTCGCGCGCGAGCGACGCCAACGTCAGGGCCGGCGTCACGCTCATATCGCGACCGGCCGGTTCCACCCGAGCCGCCGCATGATGTCGGCACGCCGGGCGTTGTCGGAATACAGGACGGTCTCTTCGCTGAACCCCGCGAACCCGGACGGCGCGACACGCGCCTGGTAGATCAGCGTCGCCCACTCGATCGAAGCGGCACGAACGTCAGAAGGAACCGTGGTGTCGTCGGCGAAATCAAGGTCCGAGCGGCGACGCTCAACGGCGGCCCGTACGGCGCCGGTCGCGTGATCGACGCGGCCGGCGTCGTCGGGGTACGGCACGTCGGCGTATTTCGCCACGTCCTCGGGCGTGATCCAGTCGGCCACCGTCACCCCCACCCGTGGAAGAGCGCGATGACGAGCGTGACGGCGATCACGGCGAGCGCGATCGTGTACAGCGGAACGCTCACTTCGCTTTCGCCGCGGTGCCGGCGGCGGCGGGCAGCGTCACAGTGCCGACCTTGAGCAGCTCGGCCGGATAGTCGGTGTCGAAGAGCCCCTCGCCGACGACGGCGAACTCGACATTCAGCGCACCGATGGCGTTCGCCGTCAAGCGGACGGGCTCGGTGGCCCGCGCGTCGACCGCGCGGCGTGTCGCGAGAATCGCGTTGCCGGCGGCGAGCGTGCCGGACACGATCACGGGCAGCCCGCCGAACGACGAGACGAGCGCCGAACCGGCGGCCGACACGTCGCCCTGCGCCGCGGACATGTCCAGTTCCTTTGCGTCGGCGAGCGTTCCCCACACGTTCGGCGCGACGATGATCACGTCCGGGGTGCGTGAGCACGCGACAAAGAACTCGGCGACGGCCGCTCCCAACGTCGTCGCGGTGGCCGGGGCCGCGGCGAGAATCTCGCCGCCAATCTTCTGCTCGACGCCGAGATAGAAACTCTCGACGGCCTGCGCGTACACCTCGTCGATCACGCTCGGGTCGGACCGCTGAACAACAACCCACGGGATCGCCGTCGCCCAATCCCACCGTTGCACCGTCGCCGACTGAATGTCGACGGTCACCTTCGACGACGTGGCGTCGGCGTCCACGTTGGCGGCCCACGCGCCGACCGGCGGCGTCACCCAGTGCGGCTTGTTCACCTGCAACCCGACACCCGGGAGCGGCCGGGAACGGAACGTCTCGTACAAGGGCCGCGGCTCGGTCTTGCCGCCGATCACGGTCCGCTCATACGTCGGCGGGAGCAGCCCCGACACGTCGGTCGAAATCGACTCGACGAGCGCGGCCTGCATGTAGCGACGCGCCTCGGTGTCGCCATGCTGCGCGCGGATCAGGACATGCACGAACTCGCCGGCGCTCAGCTCCACGTCACGGCGCCGCTCGGCCCGGATCACCGGAGCACGGTCGGCCGGCGTGTCGCTCCACCTACCGGCCGGAATGTCGCTCGCTTCCATCGTCTCTTCCTCCTCCTCGTCGGGGTCGTCGTCGTCGAGCTCGGCCGGCTCGGCGTCCGTATCGTCGTCGAGCCCGCGGCCTGCATCCTCGGGGAGAGCGTGCGGATCCGCGGGCTCGGGCTCGGGCTCTTCCGCGAGATGCATGGCGGCCGCGACACGCTCGATCGCGGCGCCTTCGAACGCGGGCACCGCTACCTGCGACAGTTCGTACACGGCGGCCTTGTGTACGCGGATCACGTCGGCGTCGTCGTCGGTGGAATCGAGGATCTCGAAGCCGACCGAGAGGCCGGCACGGGACCCGGATTTCGCCTGCGCGAGCGCCAAATCGCCGTCGGGGGTCTTGTCGATCCGTACGCGGACGGCGGCCCCGAACGGCGTATCGACGAGCTGCTCGACGACGCCGACCGGCCGGTTCGTGTCGTGGCCGAGCAAGTACGGCGTCCGGGCGCGCGCTTCGACAACGGAACCGGGTTCGAACGAGTACGTCGCGAACCCCACCGGGGCCGGCTCGTCGTATGGGACGGCGATCCCTTCGATCACCCGCCGCGACGTGTCGGCGGCCGCCACAAACGTAATCAGACGTTCCACTAGGCAACCCTCCCCGGGTCCAGTGAGGCCGGCGACTCGGCGGGAATGCCGAGGAACCCGCGCGCCTCTTCGCGTGAGATAAGGTCGGCCGCGTACAGATCGAGCGCGTATTTGGCGGCCGCTTCGGGGTCCGAGCGCAGGAACGCCTGCACGTCGAACGCGACACGCTGCCCGCGCGGCGTGACCGACGGCAGCGACAACGTTTCCTCGATCACCCGCAGGTGCGCGGCGACGGCGTTCGACACCGTCAACGCCAATGTGGCGTCGAGATTTTGGTAGAGCAGCGCGGTGGCGTTCCCGGACGGCGACGCGCCGACCATCGCCACCGGCACGCTGAACAGCCGTGTGCAGTCGGTGTCCCACCGGTCGCGGCTGCTGTTCAGCTCCAGGTCGGCCGGATTGAACGAGGTGCGTTCGTAGGTGATCGATTGCAGGAACGCGGTGCGGCCTGTCAGCCGGCC